TGTGTTATCAGCATTACGGGCTTGATAGTCCGCATTGAAGTTTTCATAAGTAACACTTGACCACCCTTCATTGCCACCAAATTGTGTGACTGATGTTTTTCCTGGTTGAGGAGAAACAGGATTGCAGTTTTCGTCGTGACGAATGTATGCCATTACTCAGAATCCTCTTCTGTTTCAGTTTCAATTTCATCAACTACTTCATCTGTAGGTTCATCGCCAACTTCAGTTTCAACTTGACCTTCAGGATATTCAAATTCTTGACCGAACATTGCATTAGCAACATATGGTCTAGCAATATCAATACGTTCTGCTGCTTTTGCATACAGAACTTCTTTCATTTTGTCGCTAATATCTGATGATGATCCATCAGTAGCAATCAAATCGACAAGATCTTCCATAAAAATTCAATATGTTAATATAATATATTTATAATTCAGACTTTCTGGTGTCTTTATCGTACTGATTGTTAATTCTTGCAGTTTCTGCATCAACATTAGGATCTGCAGGAACTTGCCCCATTTCCATAGAATCAGCACCCATTCCGGACATACCTGATCCATCTCCACCTTGCATTGATGGGTCAGCAGGTTGTGGTAATGGTTGACCAGTTACTGGATCAATTGACGATGGATCTGGCAAAATACCTTTATTGATTTCATCTTCAATTTGTAGATCAAGTTCAATGATCTCAGAATCGGTTTGACGAAGAACTCTCTTACGAACATATTCGGTAGAGTAGTATTTTCCAATATATGGTTCCATTGTTGCAAGAATGCCAAGTCTATTTTGAATTAACTCAGATTCTTTCAATTCTGCAAACTGATTATCATAAAGGAAGTCATATTGAATATGATCCTTCATCGTTTCCCAATCTTCTGGGGTACAGACATTCTTCAGAATCAATTGAGTTCTGAGCATATCGTTGAACATTTGAGCAAAACGCTTTCTCAAACGACCAACAAATTTTGCAAATTTCAATTCGTCACGAAGAATTTCTGATGATCTCCCCAAATTAAAACCACCATCAGCAGCGATTCTAGACTCAGGTACACCAAGTGCTCTATACAACTTCTTTTGGAAATACTCAATATCTGAGAGTTCTCCTAAATTCTGACCACCAGGAAGAGTTGTTATTTCAGTTCCTCTACCACCTTCTCTACGAGGTAACCAAAAATCTTCCAGCATACTCATAAACTTTTTGTCGTCACGAACTTCGCCAGTTTGTGCGTTATAGACTAGTTTATTTCTATAGCGAGACATAACCTCTTTGAGGTATTGCTCTGCTTTTACTTTTGGAAGATTGCCAACATCAATATAAAAAATACGACGCTCGGGTGCGCGGGAGAGACGATAGATAACAAGCGAATCCTCAATCATTCTCAGTTGATTGAGTGCTTTAATTGCTTTATGCAGATATGATAGAACTGTATTCTTATTTCTATCTACTAAACCAGAAGTGCAATAAGTTACAGAATCTTTTGCAATTTTTACAGACTTTCCTTTACCATTTAAAGATCCTGTTGGATAATTTGGTGATGGAGTATACTGGAAAAACTCTTCAAACTCTGGTCCATTAGCAAAATCTTCATTAGATTTGCCATTTAAATTTATCTTATTGCCTACTCGTGCAAATCCAGTATCATATCTAGTCTCGTCTTTCTTTTCTTGGCGAATATACTTGATCTTTAATGGATCAATATATCTAAGTTCTTTGATACCTTCTTGAGGTGCCTTTTGATCAATTACTTTTAAATAATATACTCTTCCATCTACATACCAATTTCTAAAAATTTCGTGTGACTTTCTATCGAAATCTAAAATTTCTTTGAGATACTTGAACTCTGATCTGATTCTTTTCTTAAGATTGTCGCTTGCATTCAGATTTGATAGTTCGATTTCTACAGGAGAATCATAAAGATCGCTAACGATTGCCTCGTTAACCACATCTTCAATAGCACCATCCGCTTCGGGATGGAGGGACATTTCTCTATATCTTCTAATTAAATCATGTTCTGTTTTATAGACACCTTCAATATCGACATATTGTCCATAAAATCCACTACTAATATAGTTATCAACCCCGTCCTGATTAGTTTCAGGAACGGGGGAAATAACTGAAGGTGACTTGTTTTGCTTGTCGTCAATAGAAAAACCAAAAAGTTTGGCCATAATAACTTAAAGTGCCTATTACCTTCTTCTATTTAGTTGATGTCTTCACCGCCAGCATTTACGCCACTGCCCTTAGTAGCTTCCCACCACTGAACTTGAAGTTCAACAGTGAATTCTTGGATACCTTGAGCATCATAAGAAAGTTCGATTGGTGATACCTGAGTCGGGAATACATCGTAAAAACGATATGATCTCAGAGTAGAACCGTCACGATCTAACTGATAAACGTAAGCATCTGATTGATAATCTGCTGGATTAACCAGACCAGTATTATCAGATACTCTGTTAATCGTATTCATCCAACGCTCAAAGGCAGAGCGGATTGAAAAGTCCGTATCGTTCAGAACTGTAACGGTCCAAGAATCGAAGGTTCTATCACCTGCGATTTTTAGAACACGACCTCTGAAAGGTACTTCGATCTGAGCAATGTTAGATGCAGGCATATTTGCACCTTTGACCAGGAATCTTGATTTCTCAAGAACTACTGAGTCAGGTTGCGCTGTATCAGGGAACTGAAGAACGACTTCAAAGAGGTTGGCGCGAGCGCCACCACCCGTTAACTTACTCTTGAAGTCGGTAATTTTCCTTAGTGGGGGTGGATTAATTTGATTTCTAGATGGCATTTGAGTTAACCTCTACTTGAATTAAACGGAGCCGATTACTTCTTCAAAAGCAACACCAGTTCTGGTGGCAATGAAGGTAAGACCAATGAAGTTGATCGATCTTGCTGGTTTGATGAAGATGTCCGCTACAAACTCATTGCTATCGATAACGGCAGCAGTATTGTTTGTTTCATCACAAATAACAACATAATCTTGGATACCTCTCTTAGACTGAACGTCACGGAGGAATGGTTCAACAATATTTACAAAGTTAGTTCTTGTAATTTCATCGTTGAACTCGAACAGGAAGTCCTTAGCAGCAGCGGCGATTGCATCTTCTAAGAAGATAAACAAGCGACGAACGTTGATTCTATCGAATGCGGAAGACTTACCAAATCCAGTTTTATCACCAAATAGGATAATACCTGCTCCAGGAGAGAAGATAATTGGATTGATTCTGTTAGAGTACAGAGCGTCTCTTTGCTTTCTACCTGGATTGTATGCCAGTTTGACAGCATTGAGAATTGCACCTCTTGAAGTTCCAGCAGGTGAGAACCAAGGGAACTGTTGAATATCAGTTCTAGCACAAGTGCCTGCGATGTCTCCATTTAGAGGAACATAACGGAAAGTATCGTTGAAGCGGTCGTACATATACTTGTAACCACTATCAAATATGCCGTAAGTTGTAGAACTTAGTGGTGCATAGAACCCAAGAACGTTATTAGTAATAGTGTCAACATCATTGACAGTTACTGTTCCGACTTGACTATCACTCAAGAATGCTGCTCTATATGGCGAAATGAATGCAACTGCATCTTTTCTTTCTTCAGCAACTGCAATGCACTTTTGTGCGATTCCTTGAGAAGTTTCTTTATCATACTTGGCAGATCCCATCAGAATGAAATCTACTTCAAACTCTTCAGTGTTTTCAAACTTAGTGAGACCTGAAATAATATCATCGGCACCACAATCCAAAGAACCTGCGCTAGTTAAATTGGTTGAACCGCCATAGTTTCTACCACCTGCCATTGCAAGTGAAAGTGAACCGCATCCACCAAAGTTTACACCATCTGCATTTTGATCCCAACCAGTGTCAGCATCAAGTTCCGATTGTGCTCTACCATTGTCGGCGAATGCAATTGCAGTTGTTCCTGCAGGTGCAGAACCACCAAAGATATAGCGAGAGTTGGTATAAAGGTACTTTCTCCAATAAGAAGGAGAACCTACAGAATATTCAGCATCCTTTGCTTTGGAAAGGTTGAGGTGCTTTTCTAGGATTGAACCTGCATTTCCAGTAACCAATCCCTTGTCATCAATAACGACAACATGAACTTCATCAAATCTAGAGTTTCTATTTGCAGCAAACTCAGAAGTTCCGGGACGGTTTGATAGTTGATCCCACTCAAGTTTAGCTGGATCACCGTTAAAGTCAGTAGAACTCAGTTCAATATACTGATTTTCAAACCAGTCTTTTTCAGTAGTGTAAGAACGAGTTGCTAAAGGTGCTTCGAGGACAGCAGTGTCTGTGGTATGAATACCAATGCTTCCTACGTTTGTGAGGGCATATACACTGTTCTGAGTGTAGTCTGCATTGCTTACTGTTCCTGCAGCAGAAACGTGTGCAATAAGTTTTGTGGATATTTGACCATCACCAACTTCAGTGATAACACCTTGGAAGAATCCATCGATTGATCTTGTTCCACCTGTCGCTGCAGGAACAGTTGCTCCTGAAGTAACTGCCTGTGTAAATCCATAACCAACGTTAATATTGGCAGTAGAGATTCCAGTCAGAATTTGATCCGCCTTGGCATCAATAATTCCAATTCTGATTCCGTTTGCCCAAGTTCCTGGGTTTCTTGCAGCAACTGTTACGTTGGTAATTGAATTGTCATCATATGCAAGTTGCTCATAATGTTCAGTACTCTTGATTCTTATGCTGGTTGCTGAACCAACATATGCATTTTTAAGTCCCGTTCCATTAGTGATATCAAAATCATCTGCTCTAGAAACTCTCAGAGTTCCTCCGTAAGCAAGATAGGATGATGCAACCATCCAACTCTCATAATGCTTATCTGTTGAATATGGTCTGCCGAAAGTGTTTAAGAGATCGTCCTCGTTTTCAATAAACTGTGGAAGATCTACAGGTCCCTTGGCAAAAGGAGCAACAATCGCCCCAATAGAGCCAGAGACTGGATCGACTCTTCCAATAGTT